CCGAGGATTACTTGACCCTGCCGCCCCTGACTAACTTGTACCATACATGTACGATATCGTCGGAGGTTATGGCTAAGTACAAGCAGCTGCGCAAGGAGCTGGTTACAGAGATTGACGGCAAGGAGGTCACCGCGGTCACCGCCGCGGCGCTCGCCAACAAGCTCCTGCAGTTCACGAGCGGCACGCTCTACACCGAGGAGGGTGAGGCGCAGAGCTCGGCGGAGAAGATTGAGTTCTTGGAGTCGCTGATTGAGGAGAACCCGCACCCGACGCTGGTCTTCTACCACTACAAGACCGCGCTCAAGAAGCTCAAGGAGCGCTTCCCTGAGGCGCAGGAGTTGTCCGATGACAACCTGGACATGTGGAGAGCCGGCAAGATCAAGATCATGCTGGCGCACCCACAATCTGGCGGGATCGGGCTGAACCTACAGTGCAATGAGGGTCAGATCGCGCAGGTGGTCTGGTACGACCTGCCCTGGAGCTCGGAGAACTACATCCAGGCCAACGCTAGGGTGTACCGGCAGGGTCAGGAGAAGCCCGTGATCATCCACCACATACTGCTGGGCGGCACGATCGACGAGCAGGTGGTGAAGGTGCTCGAGGGTAAGATCAGCGCGCAGGAGGCGCTTATGAACGACTTGAAGATGGAGGGGTGATGGACAGGGTACAACTATTCAACGAGATCGTGCGAGCGTCCCGAGCGATCGGGGTGCCCAGCACGGACGCGACCAGCCTGGACCAGAAGCTCTCGGAGGTAAACCTTGACAGCCTTGACACGTTGTTAGTGAGCATTTACTATTGTGATGTGTACGGGATCTCCGAAGAGCAGGCCAAGAAGTTGCAACCAAAGACGCTCGGGGAGCTCTATGAGTTTATCGATCAGAACAAGACGAGAGAGCCTAAGACCATGGAGGAGGCGCTGAAGAAGATACGATGAGGATATACCTTACAAAGTACAGCACGCTCAGCACCGAGGCGCTTCACCTGGTGGAGGACCACGCGTACCCCCAGCGCGCGCACTTCTTCCCGGAGCTGTTCAAGGCCACAAAGTCTGGTCTGTTCTGCACCCCGCAGCGCGCCATAGAGCGCGTGGTCACCCCGGAGATGGTGAGCTACATCCGCGGCAACCCGGTGCCCGGCAAGACAGGGTTCATACTCGCGGGCGGCTCACAGTCCTGGAACTCCGGCGGCGTGCCGGTGGACGAGCGGTACTTTGACAACTCCCTGGCGTACGCGTACAAGATGGAGATCCTCACCGTCACGAACATCTTCGGGTCGCGCATCGCCTCGCAGATTGGCGCCACGGATTACACCGCGACGGATGCAAGCACGTGCGCGTCGAGCCTGAAGGTCATGATGGACGTGCGGCACCTGATCAACCTGTACGGCTTTGACCGGGTGGTGGTGCTTGGCTTTGAGGACACCATAAAGAACCAGCTCCTCACGTTCTTTGGGTCTTCCATGACCACGCTAACCAAGAAGGACGACGACATGGGAGCGAAGCCGTCCTCATTCGACAAAGTCAACCGAGGGTTCTACCTGGGCCAGGGCGCGGTGCTCGCCGTGTTTGAGTCGGACAGGGCGCTCAAGGACAACCCCCAGGCAGAGCTCCTAGGGGCCTACACGGCCTCGGAGCACAACGCTAACCCCATAGGCCAGCTCGAGGACGGGCAGGGCTACACGAGGGCCATACTGGGCGCTCTGGGGGATCGCAGCCCGTCTGAGGTCGCGCTGATCAAGACACACGGCACCGGCACCGGCATGAACAACAAGTCGGAGAGAGCCGCGATTGAGGGCCTCTTCGATGAGTTCATCGCCACATCGTACAAGCCACGCATCGGGCACACCATGGGCGCGAGCGGATTGTTGGAGACCTGTCTGCTACTGGACAGCATAAAAAAGGGAGAGATACCAGAAATAAAGAACAGAACAGAGCGAGACGCACGATTCATATCAGAGCCCCAACCCGTTCCGAGGGGGCTCATGCTCTCGCTCGCGGCCGGCATGGGGAATGTTTTTTCGGCTGCACTATTTAATTATCATGATTATCACAAAATATAAAATAAATTGCGCCGCTCCACGGTTGTCAGACGAGGAGCCGGACTTGATGGAGCAGGAGGATGTGGAGGGGATAACGTCGACGAGCTCAGAGGGGTGGGTGCCGTGGACGCACGACGACTTGATTGACATACGCAGGATCATGGAGAGCAAGATGCCGGTGAAGCAGCGAGAGGTTGTGGAGGCGTTCCTTATGGGCAACACCGCCGCGGACCTTGACGTCACCGAGAAGTACTGGAGGTACCATTTGAAACGAGCGCTCGAGCTCATACGCAAGGAGATGGGAATATGAAGCATTACAAAGAGCTGTCAGAGATTGAGAACATCAGCATAGACCTGGAGGTATTCGCAAGCGCCGTGCGCGTGATGGCGTTCGGTGCGACAGAGGCTTGCAAGCGAGACGTGGACAACATGATGCACCACATCTCCTCCGAGCTGGACAAGATAAACGCAAAGCTCGGGCATTCCTTTAATGAACTGTGGGATTCCGTACGCAAGGAGACTTTTGATGACACAAAAGAAGACGAGGTTTGATCTTGAGGAAGCGATCATGAACCTGTGGAGCTCTGACCAGGACGTGGACACGCTGTTCAAGTACTACTACGATCGCCAGGGGGAGGTTGACGTAGAGGAGGTGGCGAACGCGCTGCTTGGCATAAAGCAACTGATCCACATGCGCGGGATGCTAGCGTTTGAGTTATTTGAAAAACTGCTAAAAGAAGAGAAATTATGAACCGCGAGATGAGACGACTGCTAGCGAAGCAGATGAAGCCCATGAAGGACCCAATCAAGGAGGCGCAGCGCGTAGAACGAGCCTCGGCCATGACCAAGGTGATGATCAACCAGGCCCTGGGCACGGTCAAGGCGGCCAATCCACCGCCAGACACCAGCAAGAAATCCAGGAAGAAACACCCCAAGGGTAGCAGGGCGAGAATGGGTGGTTGTTTGCATAAGTGGAAGTAGGGCACGTCGGGAGACGCCCCTTACCCACCCCATTCTGTAACCGAAAGGAAGACCATGGAAGGCTTCAAGAAACTACCTAAGATGGCCGGAGGCGGTCAACCACCCAAGCCAGAGGGCACCGTCATGCCAGCGCCGGTGCGCCCGTTTAACCCCATGTCCCCACCCAAGAAAGAGGGCGTGCGCGGGTCGGGCAAGACCCTGGCCGAGCTCATGGGCATGGACAAGAAGAAGCGCGGCGGAAAGGTGTGCAAATAATGGCTACAGCATCCAAACCCGGCTTGTACGCCAACATCGCCGCGAAGCGTGAGCGGATCGCAAAAGGCTCAGGCGAGAAGATGCGCCAGCCCGGTCAGAAGGGCGCTCCCACCGCGAAGGCGTTTAAAGAGTCAGCGAAGACAGCTAAAAAGTAATGGCAAAACAAAAGTTTGTGTTCAAGCCCGAGATGTGCGAGACGCTCATCGAGATGGGCAAGCTGGGCGCGTCACAGAAGATGATGTGGTCCGAGCTCGGCATCAGCAAGGACGTGGCCGAGAATTGGAAGAAGAAGTACCCAGAGTTCGCGGACGCGCTCGGAGTGGCCCTGGTGCACTCTCAAGCGTTCTGGGAGCGTGAGCTGCTAGCCAACGTCGGCAACAAGGCGTTCAACTCCAGGATTGCGGAGATCGCGCTGCGCGGTCAGTTCCCTACAGATTACAAGGAAACTAGAGACCAGAAGCTAGAGGTCAAGGCGGACGTGGTGGTGGACTTCACCGGCGCGGTTAACGACCTGATCTCTCAGCTAAAAACAGCAAAGTAATAACCAACTAAATTAGTCAACTACTGAACGGGACAGCCCAAAAAGCTGTCCCGTTTTGTATTAGTAGTAGTACATCTTAACCGCTAAACAGGAAAACCGTCATGACCGCTCACGCCGTTCTATCAGCCTCCGCATCAAAACGTTGGCTAACCTGCACCCCCTCGGCCCGTCTCGAGGCCACACTCCCAGAAGTAAAACGATCCGCTGGCAGCTTTGATTACAGCCAGGAGGGCACCATGGCGCACACACTGGCCGAGGTGAAGCTTCGCCACCACTACGGCCAGATCGGGTCTGAGGAGTTCAAGAGAGAATCCGAAATCATCAAAGCAACACCCTACTACAATGAGGAGTTTGAAGAGTATGTCGATAACTATGTGCTATTTGTACGCAGTCAAATTGGTGAGGGGGATACTCCGCTATTTGAGCAACGCGTGGATTACAGTGACGGGGCTCCTGACGGATTTGGTACTGCTGATGTCGTGGTACTGTCGCAGCACAAGGTTAGAGTCATCGACCTTAAGTTCGGCAAAGGCATCCCCGTCGAAGCCAAGGACAACTCGCAGCTCAGGC